AGTGCCCGAACCAGACCGACAAATCCGTGCGTGTTCACCAGCCGTTGACAGGGTGAACGGCACGAGTGAACGCCGCAGAAGTTTCCGTCCGCGAACAAGCCCGCCACGAAGGCGTCAGCCCGTCGCTAATCCATCGCTGGCGCAAGCGAGGGATGCCCGCCGACTTGGAGGGCGGAAGCCTGTGGCGTCAGCGCAACGCCGCCCGTGGCGGCAGTCGCCCCGCTGCGTCGCCCGTTGCCGCGCCGAGGGTGGAGACGCCACCCGCGCCGACCCCAGCCCCACAGGCGCCAGAAGAGCCCGAAGACCTGGACGCCACCAAGCAGGCTGTTGAGCTTGCCGAGCGCCCGGAGGAAATCGTCATCGGGGAACGCTCCTGCCAAGAAACGCTCAAGGCGCTGCGGTCATCGCGCCAGTATTGCCAGAGCCGCATTGCCGCCTGCCACAAGCGCGGAGACGAAGCGATGGCCCGCCAGTGGGTGCAGACCCTTAACAACATCGTCTCCCGCCAAGCCGCGATGGAAGACCGCCTGCGCGACATCTTGGAGCGGGACGCCAAAACCATGAGCGTGGAAGCCGCCGAGCGCACCTACCGCCAAGTCTTCAGCGACCTTCGGCAAAAGCTCTTGGCCGCGCCCGCCGCTCTTGCCGCGCAACTTAACCCGAACGACCCGATCCATGCCCAGGGGATCATGGAGAATTGGGTGCGCCTGCTTTTCAAAGAAACTCATGAAGGACAACGACAAGAAAATTGAACAAGTCGCCACGGCATCGCTGGTGCCGTATGCGAAGAACGCCAAAAAACACGACGCCGCGCAAGTTGCCGCCATCGCCGGAAGCATCCGCGAGTTTGGATTTAACAACCCCGTGCTGATCGACGGCGACAACGGCATCATTGCCGGGCACGGGCGCGTGCTGGCCGCGCACCAGCTTGGCCTTGATCGCGTGCCGTGCCTGCGGCTCACGCACCTGACCGACACCCAGAAACGCGCCTACATCTTGGCCGACAATCGGCTGGCCGAACTTGGCGGCGGATGGGATGCCGAGATGCTTGCCGCCGAGCTTGAGGCGCTATCGGCAGACGGGATCACCATGGAGGAGATCGGCTTTGATGCCGACGCGCTGGAAGAGTTGGGCGCGGGGCTGGGCGACGAAGGCAACCCCGAAGCGGACGCCGAGCCGCAGATCGACAAGGCCGAAGAACTCCGCGCCAAGTGGGGCGTCGAGCCGGGGCAGCTTTGGGGGCTTGGGGATCATCGGTTGCTGTGCGGGGATAGCACGAAGAAGGAAGATGTGGAAAAGGCGCTGGGGGGGGCCTCACCCTTGCTCATGGTTACTGACCCACCCTATGGCGTCAGCTACGACGCAAGCTGGAGACTTGAAGCAGGAGTAAATAAACCGTGGCAAACGAGAGCCGAGGGCAAAGTTGAAAATGATGACCGCGCGGACTGGAAAGAGACGTGGGAACTTTTTCAAGGAAGCGTGGCATACGTCTGGCATGGTGGATTGCACGCCGCGCAAGTTGCAAAAAATCTTGAAGAGGCAGGCTTTCAAATACGCAGCCAGATCGTTTGGTCAAAGCCTTCTCTTGTTATGGGTCGGGGCCACTACCACTGGCAGCACGAGCCGTGTTGGTATGCCGTCCGCTCTGGAAGGACTGCCGAGTGGGGAGGAGACAGGAAGCAGTCCACAATATGGAACATCGCAAACATGCATCGAACGCAAGGCAGTGTTGATGACGGTAAGACATTTCACTCCACGCAAAAGCCCGTCGAGTGCATGGCCCGCCCGATCCGAAACCACGACAGCGAGTTTGTCTACGAACCCTTCAGCGGCAGCGGCACAACCATCATCGCCTGCGAGCAACTTGGCCGCAAATGCCGCGCCATCGAGATCAGCCCCGCCTATGTCGCCGTAGCCCTGCAACGCTGGGCCGATGCCACGGGCAAGACGCCGAAGCCGGTGGCATGACGCTTTGCCAACAGCTTGACCGCAGCTTGCGCGATGTCTTCGCACCCATCGACACCCGCAGCGTTTGGCAATGGGCCGAGGACGAGATCGTCCTTTCCCGCCGTCAGACCGAGACGCCGGGGCCGTATTCAACCCTGCTCACGCCCTACGTCCGCGAGCCGCTGGAATGCTTCAGCGATCCGCGAGTGACCGACCTTGCCCTGTGTTTTGGGTCGCAAACCAGCAAGACCACGGTGCTGATGATCGGCACCGCTTGGCGCATGGTCAACAACCCGTCGCCAACCATCTGGGTCATGCCGACCGAACACCTTGCCCGCAGCTTTAGCGAAAACCGCTGGCAACCGATGGTCGATGATTGCCGCCGCTTGGTATCATTGAAGCCGTCCAACTTCAACAAATGGAAGGCGCTGGAGATGTTTTTCCGTGACGCCACGCTGACGATGGTCGGGTCGAACTCGCCCGCGTCTTTGGCATCGCGCCCGGCGGGGCTCCTCATCATGGACGAGACGGACAAGTTTGCCCTGCCGACCGCGCGCGAGGCCGGGGCCGTGGCCTTGGCCGAGAACCGCACCAAGAGCTACACCAACGCCCTGCGGGTCAAAGCCAGCACGCCCACCACGGGAGAGGGCGAAATCTGGCAGGCATTTACCGCTGGCGACATGCGGTATTATTTCGTGCCGTGTCCGCATTGCGGAACCATGCAGCGGCTTGTCTGGCCGCGCGTGCGCTGGGCCGAGGAGGCGCGCAAAAAAAGCGGCGGGTGGAATTTGGAGATGGTCAAAGAGACGGCCTACTACGTCTGCGAATCGTGCGAGCAGCCGATCAATAGCGGGCACAAAACCAAGATGCTGCGCGAAGGCGAATGGCGACCGACCAACCCCACGGCGCCGTCAGGGCGCAGAAGCTACCACCTCAACAGCCTGTATGCGCCTTGGAAGTCTTGCAACTTTGGCGAGCTTGCCGCGCAGTTTCTTACGGCCAAGTCTGGCCTGCTTGGCCTGCAAGACTTTATCAACGGCGCGCTGGCCGAACCTTGGGAGGAGCAGGCGACCGACGAATCCCGCCCGCTGACCGTAGGCGAATACAACCTCCGCGCCGAACCCGAAGAAGGCACCGCCCGCATCATGGCCGTGGACGTTCAACAAGACTGCTTCTACTTCGCCTGCCGCGCCTTTGCCAAAGACGGCAGCAGCAAACTCGTGGACGAGGGCCGACTCACCACCTGGGCAGATCTGGAATTTAAGGTGCAGGAACTTGGCCTCGACCAGCAGCGCAACATCGGCGGCACGATGGCAAAGCTCGTGGTGGTGGACTCAGGTTTCCGCACCGACGAGGTGCTGGATGTCTGCCTCCGCAATCGCTACATCCCGGCCAAGGGCGAAGACCGCGCGGACGGCTACGGAGTGAAATTCGGCAAGACGCTCCGCAAGGCCATCTCCGTGCTCAAGCCGTATCGGCGTGGATATTTCCTCATGCTGTTCTCGTCACCCGCCGCGCAGGATGTGCTTGAATGGCTACGCGGCGGCAAAGGCCCGGCGTGGACGGTGGCCGCTGACGCCTCCGAGGAATACAAAGCGCACTTGGACGCGCACCGCAAAGTGGTCAAACGCAGCCCGCTCACCGGGCGCGAGAACTACATCTGGAAGCAGATCGGGCGCAGGCCGAACCATATGCTCGACTGCGAACTGATGATTCTGGCGCTGGCCGAATACGGCAACATCATCAAGCCGAAGTTGGACGATTCTACAGAGTAAAACCCACTTTTTCCTTGCCTACGCAAGCCGCTTGCGTAGTTTGGTGGCGTATGAGCAAATTCAACATTCTAGAGATTGCCGCTAATTTTAACGCGGCGACCGACTACGACATCGAGGCGGCACTTAGTTTAACCTCAATCCTCCTTCGCCACGCACACACGGTTCAGCTTGCCCGGATAAAATCCGCCGATCCTCAACTAGAGCTTCCCATTGAGATCGGCAACGATGCGCCGTAGTATCGCGGGCGTGAAATGCCCGAACTGTAACAAGCCTTTGCCGCCGAGTTTTGTGGACACACGGGCCGTGGGCGGCAAAGGCGGCAAGGCTTCGGGACCGCGCAAGGCGAGAACAAAGGCGCAGGCCACAGCCGCCGTCGAAGCCCGGTGGGCCAAGTATCGCGCCAAGCAAAAGGCCAAGCGCACCGATTGACACCGCCGCGCGTGAGCAATGTCGCCACGCTCCTTTGTTTTCAGTGTTTGGGTCGCCAACAACAAAGACGCGCTGAAAACAGTCGCGGCGCTTGAGACGATCGCCGCCAACAATTTCACCGTGGCGAAAGAGGGCGGGCGCGTAATGGTTTCTGCCTCAATGGGTGGTAAAAGTTTTTCTTACGCAATCCCGCCCGACCAGACCGCCGGCACGGTGGCCGAGTTAGCCTTCTACTGTTGGAAAGAAGTCAAAGACCTGTCCGCAGCCAACCTCGAACTCTGGCTGACACGCAAGTCCTCCAAGACCGCCATCGCGGCCTTCAACTACCCGCTGCACTGATGAAACTCGCCGACCGCTGGAAACTGGTAACGAAAGCATTCTCGCCCAAGGCGCAAAGCTACGATGCCGCGCGGCCTTCGATTCAGCGTCGATTCCCTTACAACGCCACAGCGACCGACAGTCACATCGACGTATCCGGCGCCGACCGCGAGCGGCTGATGAAGTTGAGCCGCTGGGTCTACAATAATATGCCATTTGTCCGTGGGCTGATTTGCGAGAAGGCCCGCTACGCCACAGGCACAGGCATCCGCCCGCAGGCCCGAAGCGGCGATGAGGCATGGGACAACGCCGCCGAAACTTTCTTTGAACAGTGGAGCCGCGTGGCCGACATCCAAGGCCGATACACTTGGCGCGAGATGCAGCGCATTGCGTCCGTTGCCATCGACCGCGACGGCGAAGTGTTCTTCCGCGCCACCGCGCAGAGCACCGGCTATCCC